CTCTGTACTCTTGGCTACCTCTCCTGATAGCACCCAAAACATCGCCCTCCAAGACCGAGGTCATGAACGAACCTTCACCTTTTTTCATGGTGAACTTCATATCTATTTCACCATTGTCAGTCAGGTAGTATGCACACCTCGAACCGATATAACTGTCTGACTCATAATTCAAGTTTGATAACCCATCCATATCATTTATATTTTTACACAGGGCTGTAGTTAGAACCACTAACATTTGGTATCCTTCCCAATTAACCAAGTATTCGTAACTCTTGTAATGACCTGTTGGATGCACACCATCTGCTAAAGGTCTGCTTAGACACTTCGGTACGAAGTACTCGTTGATTTCGATTTTATTTGATTGTTTTTCCATCGTATATATATATTTAAAAATTTCTGTTTCGTCCTTTTGGACTCATCAGGATAGGCACACACCTATCGACAGAGGGGGTCTTGCGACCCCCATCTCGATTACTTCCCCTCGAGAACATAGTCGACTGCTCTCGCTGACTTTGTCAGAGCCGATACAACTGCTTTCGAGTCCTCCATCTTAACCCTCTTGACCCATCCATTGATGTATGCTTGAGAGTTGGTTTCATCGTCACCACAGTCAGTACAGATACCTGAGAGACCTGATAACATCATCGCACCACTCTCAGCAATCAGTTCCTCAAAAGCATATCTGTCAGCACCAAAGAAGGTGAAATCAACTATGCCCTCTCTCTTGAGTCTGCTCTCATGACCTGTTGAGTGAATCATCTCATGGAACAGCGTCTTGTAGTAGTTATCTATTTTCTTGAACTGCTTCTTTTCAGGCATCACTATCTTGTCCTCTGTTGGACTGTAGTACGCTCTGTTTTGGTTGACATCCTTGATGGTCAACTTCTTGTTCGCCTTCTTGTAATCTCTGATTACCTTTTCAGCACTCTCGATTGGAGTAATCTCAACTTCCTCTGTTGGAACTCTTTTTGGCTTGATGTCGCCCTCTATCTGAGATATATTATATACTCTGAAGTAGAACATCGAGAAATTTGTGTATACATCACTCTCCTCACATTTTTCCTTCCTGATACACTCATCAAGTTTTGTGTACCACTTACCTGAACCTTTAGGTTTGAATACGCAGTAGGAAATTTTCCAATTGTACACCTCAGAGTATTTCGTCATCTCATCTGTTTTTACTCTGTAACCTGCTTTCACGATTGAGTTCAGAGTAGCCCATTCGTTGACTGTGTACTCTCTCGCCCTCATCACATGGTTGAGGAAAAACTGATTGATACCTCTGTACTCTCTACCTGAGAAGTGGTTGATGGGGTGATTGTCCCCTGATTTCCATGGTCGGAACCATTGTAGACCTTCCTTCTGAAGACCTTCGAGAAGTGCCTGTTTGACCTTCTCTGTTACATCGAATTTAGATTTTTTTGTCATTTTTCAAAATTTTGGCTTTCGCCTGTTATATATATATTTCCTGTTTCGCCTTCTTTGGCTCATCAGCACAGGGTCACCTGTGGACAGGGGGGAACCGAAGTCCCCCTCAGACTACGCTACTCTGTCCTCGAATCCATAGAGGTCGCCAAGCGTTTGAAAGATGTTGTCTCTCTCTACCTCATATTCCTCCTCTGTAATCCAACCTTGAGCAAATAGTTTCTCGAGGTTGTCCTCAAGGAAAAATAAGTGTCTTGCTTCTTGAGTAGTGTTATCTGTTGTGTTAGTATTTGTAATATTCGTATTCATATCTGTTAATTTTTGTGGCTCTCGCCTGTTATATTTATTTAAATTCATGCTCAAATATAGTTCAATTTTCGTTCAATCCAAAATAAATTTCATTCAAATTGTTGATAAGTCAGTTCTTGTCTTTGTAAATCGTTGACTATCAAGCAGTTAGATTGTTGATAAATATTTACTTTTGTTTGCGTAGATTTTGGTTCGTCTGAGGTTACCGAGGGAAGTCTCTTGTGTAAACTCTCTGTTTATATCATGCGTCACGAGGGAAGGACACCCTGAAACGACTTGACACACTCTAACAGAGGTAGATTTTCAGCTCTTACAGGGGTAACAGTAAACTTTATATATATGAGGTAGAGACCCAAAAATAAAAACGGCAAAAAATCAGAGATGCACCTCAAGAAATGCGACCCCCCCAACAAAAAAAATTTGTGTTTTGCTGTATGGCACAGCAGCGTGTCAGGCATATATAACCCAACTACTCCAAGTGTCTAAATAAATTTATTATCTTTGTAGAAAAAGAATTATGCATTTTAAAATTCCACCATCAATGCAGGGGTATGAAGTAAAGAACGGCAGACTAATTAACAATGCTGCTCCGTTACAGACCGGATTACAAACTGCATTAGAACTAAAGAAATCAATGAAGAGAGCAAAGAAGGTTCAAATGATTGCAGAAGGCAATGAACTAGCAAATGCTAACATAGACTTATTTAAGAAACTATAATCAATTTTCATATAGTTAGTTGTTTTGATTAGGTAGAGATTGTTTTTAGTAGTGTTTTGACAATCTTGTAATAAAGGGACCACCTCATAGGTCCCTTTTCCTTTGATATGTGTTAACAATAATATAGTTTGTGTTGACTTTGTGTTGACTTTGTGTTAACTTTTTTTTACTTAACTAACTGATAATCAATTACTTAATAATATTTGTGTTAACTTTACAACTTAAAGGGGGTCATAGACGGAAATAAAATATAATGTAATATAAAAGAGAGAGAGAGTATAAAGAATAAAACTTAACACTCAACACAAAAAAAAATTATTATCTTTGCATAATAATTAAATGCAATATTAATGAATCCAAAAGAACTACACTTCGATAGTGATGGACGAAATAAACTGCTTAGTGGAATTACGAAAATAGCGAAAGCAGTTAAGTCTACTTTAGGTCCACAAGGAAACACAGTCTTAATAGAATCACAAGAACATACAGGAGGAATTACTGTGACGAAAGATGGAGTAACAGTTGCTAAATCAATAAACCTGTTGGACTCAGTTGAGAATCTTGCAGTAAGAATAATGAAAGAAGCCGCAGATAAAACCGCAACCTCAGCCGGTGATGGAACTACAACTGCTATAGTATTAACTGAATCTTTAGTTGCTCATGGTCTACAACACTTTAATGACCAAGTCACAAATAGAACTGAAGTATTAAAATTATTGCAGAGTGAATGTGATAATATAATTAAAAGACTAAAGAGGGATTCAAAAAAAATAACAGGCAAGAAACTAAAAGATGTTGCGGTCATCTCAGCAAACAATGACGATAAGATTGGTAATTTAATTTACAAGGTTTATAGTGAGGTTGGTAAAGATGGTATAGTAACGGTTGAGAAATCAAAGAACCATGAAACTTATTATGAAACCACACAGGGAATGAAAATAGATAGAGGATATAGTTCACCTTTATTTATAAACAATCAAAAACATGATGAGTGTATTTATGAAGACATAAAAGTTTTAGTAGCCGATGCAGAGATATCAAACATACTACAAATTGAAAATGCACTAAAGCCACTAATAAATAAAAAAGAAAAACTATTAATCATTGCACCATGCACAACTCAGTTTACAAATACTCTTGCTGCGAATGTAATGAAGAATGGTCTAAAGCTTGTAAGCATAGCACCTCCTGAGTTTGGTTACAGACAACATGAACTTATGCAAGATATTGCTTTGTCAGTTGGTGCAACATATTTTAGCGAGAAGACAGGTGACGATTTAAGTCTCATCCGCTATGACGACTTGGGTCATTGTGCCAAGGTGATAGTTGGTCGTGATTCTACAGTCGTCATAAAAGATGAGCATGATAAAAAATCTTCTGAGATAAAAGATAGAGTAGATGAACTTTGGGTTGCATATGAAAACTCAAAAAGAAAAGAAGATAAATCATTTATACAAAAAAGAATAGCTTCACTAACCGGAGGTATAGGTGTTATGTTTGTGGGAGGCAACACAGACTTAGAACAGAAAGAACTATACGATAGAGTGGACGATGCAGTTTGTGCTGTGAAGTCAGCTTTGGAAGAGGGTATACTTCCGGGTGGTGGACTTAGCTTATATCATTTAGGGAATGAATATGAAGTAGCAACTATAGATGAAGAAAATTTAGAAAAAAAAATTGCTTACGCAATTTTAGCAAAAGCTCTACAATCTCCCTTAGAACAAATACTTTCCAACGCAGGATATGATAATGTTTATCTTGGAAAGAAAACAGAAAAGAACGAAGGGTTCGATGTTAAGAATGAGAGATGGGGAAATATGTATGACATGGGAATCATTGACCCTATGAAAGTAACAAGGTCAGCTTTGCAAAACGCAATAAGCGTTGCTGTAACTTTACTTTCAACCAACGCAATAGTAACTATTAAAAGAAAACAAGATGCCAATATTTAATCACACATTTGAAGCTTTTCATAAAAGAGAAAAAGAGATAGAGGATGCAAAAAAGCTTTTGCTAAAAAACGGTTATAAAGTACAAAAATTAAAAAAGCATGAACTGTCCACATTGCAATACTGAAATAATTTGGGGAGGCGACCATAGCTATGAAGACTTTGCAATTGATGATGAAGACGGTATAGTAAGCAACTATACTTGTCCTAATGATGATTGTCAAGTAGAACTTATAGAAATCTATAACGCTATATGAAACCTATATCAAAATATATTTTACTCAACCACATAGAAGAAGAAGTAAAAACTGAATCCGGTATATTGTTAAGTGGAGACGAAGCTAACAAAAGAAGATACCATAAAGGCAAAGTCGTATCAGTTGGAGAAGAAGTAAATGCCATCGCTAAAGATGATGTAGTTTACTATGACCATCGAGGTGCACATACTTTGATTATAGAAGGTATTCAGATTACTGTTATTCAGGAGAGGGATGTAGTAATTGTTTTATAAAGTTTCTATATAGTTTATCCGTATATACTTTATCAGAAAAAGAAGTAGTAGGTATTACCTCACCATTTAGTTTTTTATATACAGAACTTAAAACTCTTTTTGATTTGAATGATAGTTGATACTTTGCTCGATGCTTACCAACTCTTTTTCTAAATACTTCTATCCACCCCTGCTGTCTTAATCTTTCAAATCTTGATTTGTCCCAACTTAATAGTTCGTTAAACTCTTGAAAGTTTTCTTTAGAAAACCTACCTTCAGATTTTAAGAACAATAACATTTCCAAATCTGATGTAGTTAAATTATATTTCTTTTTGATGAAGTATCTGACCACACGCCAATACTTTAAATAGTCTTCAGATTGCATTAAATTAAATTTAGTAAATTTGTACAAAGATAAATATTATGCCGGACTCTGATAAAGATAAAAAGAAAGAAGACAAGAAAGAAGAAAAAAAATCTACCCTTCAAGAAAGGCTTGATGCTATAGAGGCTGCAAAAAATTTAGCTATTAAAAATATTAATGCGAGGATTGCCACCGATGAGCCTAATAATACTTATAAAAGAAAACCAACCAAAATGCGTAAATTGGTAGGGTTAAAAAAATTCAAAGGCTTCAAAGGCGGAGGTAAAGAAAAACAAGAAGTAGTCTAATGTCTAAAAGAAAAAGCAAAAAGAAAGGAAATAAAATTTGCCCTGCAGGGATAGCTTGGGCAAAAAGAACTTTTGATAGATACCCGTCTGCATACGCAAACATGGCGGCAAGTAAATATTGCAAAGACCCAAACTATGCTAAAGGTGCAAAAAAGAAAAAGAAATAATTATGAGTAATAAATGTAAAGTCTTAATTTTAGGAGAGAAGAAAGCTTATGCTGATAATGAAGAAAAAAGAAATCAACAGATTCAGCAAATAAAAGATTGTAGAAAACAAAAGTTCGAGACATTCAAACAAAAATTTAACAAAGGTTTGAAGGATGTAAAAGGAATAGTAACGGGAGATAAAAAAATTGGTGTATTGGATAATAAAAAAAAATAACTATGGATAAAAGTTTAAGGTCAGTAGTGTCTCAATTAAAGAAAGCATCTAAGATGCATTTGGCACAATCTAAAATAATTGAAAAGCATATCAAGGATATGCAAAAAATGTCAAAGAAAAAAAAGTGATAGATATTTCAATATATAAAAAACCTAATATTATTGAACAAAGAATATTAGAACTTAAATTGAAACATCCATTATCACCAAAAGAAAAAATTAAATTACAAAAACTACAACAGAGTTATGAGTAAATTAAAAAAGCCAAGAAAGAAAAAAGGAGGCTTAGGTATGCAAAGCGTTATATATGGATTAGACAATAATCCAAACATAACTGCTGCTGACCCTAAAGCTAAATTTATAGCAAAAAAAAATAAATAAATATTAATAATAAAGTTATGCCAACAGTAACAGTAAACGGAAAGAAAAAAGTATTCCCATACAACGCAGTAGGTAAAGCACAAGCTGATGCTTTTGCAAAACTACATGGAGGAAAAAAGAAAGACAACCCGGGCTACTACACAGAAAAAAATATGTAGCAACCATGGGGGAACTCAAAAAGTGGAGAGAACAGAAGTGGGTTCGTATAGGAACCGATGGTTCTATTCTTGGTGCATGTGGAACGAGCAAGAATAAAAAGAACCCTGACCGGTGTTTGCCTTTAGCGAAAGCAAAGTCAATGACAAAAGCTGAAAGAGCCGCCACAGCTAAAAAGAAAAAAAGAGAAGGCGGAAGTAGAAGACAGTTTGTAAGTAACACAAGTGCCGGAAGAGTTAGAAACGCATAGCGAGGATTGGTATGTTTCACAGTACAATCGAAACAGAGACAGTAAAGATTGGGTGAAAAATTATAATGAGTTCAAACAACTCATGAAATCTTTAAGTAAAAGAGATGGCAGATAAATCTAAAATGAAATGTAATGTTGTTGTAAAAAGCGACAGAGCAGGTAAAAAGAAAATGGTCAAAGCTTGTGAGGGAGGTAAAGAAAAACTCATACACTTCGGAGCTACAGGTTATGGTCATAATTATTCTGCTGCTGCAAGAAAAAGTTTTAGAGCTAGACATAAATGTGGTAGTGCCAAATCAAAACTAACAGCAAGGTATTGGGCTTGTAAAACTTTATGGTCCGGACCGGGTGGAAGCAAGAAGTCTTCTCCGAAAAATAGGCAAGGAAAATATTAGTATATTTGTAAAATAAACTTTTTAAAAAATTAGAAATGAAACATCAAGGTTATAACGCAAGACTAGACGAATCAATCGGTAACAAAGATAAAGGTCCTAAAAGCCAAAGCTTAAAAGACCGTAGAGACGAGTCTAAAGGCGAATCAAAACATTTGACAGGTCACGCTTATTCAGGAGACCACTCAATGAAAGAAGATAAGCACTATCCAAAAGATGTCCACGGACACTTAGGTAGTTTAATTAGTAAATAATTATGGCTGAAAAAAAAGGCTTAGGCGAAATGATTAGCAAAGATAATCAGGGAAAGTTCACGGCATGGGCGAAAAAGAATATGCCGGGTAAATCTGTGTGTGCGGCAGCAAGTGCTGTTATGAAGAACAAAGATAAATACAAAGCACCTGTAGTCAAGATGGCTAACTTTGCTAAGAATTTCGGTTGTAAAAAATAATTATTATGGGAAAATTATTAGTAAAGTTAGGCTATTGGATTCAGAAAGTTTGGTGTAAGTTATTATGCAAGTGGAATTGGTTGATATCAAAACTTATAGTTGATGTCAAGGATTGTCCTGTAGCAGAATGCTTGTGTAAAAAATAATTATCTTTGTGCTATGATATTGAATGGTAAATATAAAAAACCTTTACCTTACAAATCACCAAGAGCCTCAAGAGGACTTGGAGATACAATAGAAAAATTTACAACTGCAACCGGAATCAAAAAAGTAGTTGATACAATTAGTGAAGCTACAGGAACTGATTGCGGATGCGGACAAAGACGGGATACTCTGAACAGGATATTCCCTTATAAAAGATAAAAGAAATGGGATATTTAAAAAATACAATTAATGTTCAACACGCACAAGCACCATTGGTGACTACTTTTGGGGATAGTCCAATAGTGGACCAAACCACAAAGAGTGTTGAGCTTACAATCAGTTCAGTAGTAAATGCAGATAGAAAAATATTTTGTGCTCCGTCTGTAGGAACAGATAATTTACTACAAGCCGGTATCAAACCCGGAATGGTAATTATAAATGCAAACGGCTTTGGAAGAGAAATTGAAACTGTAGCTGATGATTTTATTATTGTAAACACATCAGGTAACTTTTTTACAAATCAAAAAATATTTGCTTACGCAGCAAAAACGGATGGTGTTTTAGTTTATATTGGACAATGTGGTGCAGATGCAGATATAGAAGTTGAAACAGCAGGAGGAGAAACAGTAAACTTTAAGTTTGCACAAGATGCGGCTCCACAAATATTACCTGTGCAAGTTGTAAAAGTAAACTCTGTAGCAGGTGCAGTAGGTAGCTCAGTTTTATATCTATTTTAAAATGAATTATTGGACAGCAGATAACACTACAGGAATTGAAGAATTAGAAGTAACATATGAAGTAGTGTCATGCAATTCGAAGATTTAAAACTTTACGGAATCAACTCTAGCGTCTTCGCAATATCTTTTACTGAGATAGAAATGGCATTGAAAATTATCCTCCTTATAGCAACCATCGTTTACACAGTCCAAAAAATTTACAACAATTCAAAGAAAGATAAGTCTTAGTGGCTAAAAGAATTACATTCCTTTATTCTTTTCGGCACAAAAAAAAGAGACCCGGGGTTCATTCTAAGAACGCAAGTCGGAGTCAAACAGCCTATAAAAAAAAATATAGAGGTCAAGGAAGATGAGCCAAGACAAAACCGGATACCAAAAAATGTTATCTGACCTAAACTGTAGTGAAGATAAGATGCAGAGTGTTACTAATATGTTAGAGGTCATAAGCTTGTATAATCCTCATGTAGAAAAAAAGAAGTCTGACATTCATGGTTATGGTATGTTTGCTAGGAAGACAATTAAAAAAAACACAATTATAGGATTGGGCACTATTAACGGGATTTACAAAACAAATATTGGTAGATATACCAATCATTCTTCTAATCCAAATATTGAGTTTAAGTTTTTAAATAATGAAGATGCAATAGCTATAGCATCAAAAGATATTAAAAAAAACAAAGAAATTTTGGTTGATTACAAAAACCATATATTAAATCATAGATACTATGAGAGAGATAAATAAAATAATACTGCATTGCTCTGCAACAAGAGAGGGCGATGACTCGGTTGATGTAGATGTCATTGACCGTTGGCACAAGTCAAGAGGGTGGCGTGGTTGTGGATACCATTATGTTATATTGATAGACGGAACCATTCAGTTTGGAAGAATGGTTGATGAGGTTGGAGCTCATGTGAAAAACATGAATAAATCTAGCATAGGTATTTGCTATATTGGAGGAGTAGAAAAAGATGGTAAAACACCAAAGGACACTAGAACACTTGAACAAAAAGAAAGTATATTAACCTTGTTGTTGTTTCTAAAAAAATGTTTTCCTGAAGCAACTATACATGGACACAATGAATTTTCTACTAAAGCGTGTCCAAGTTTTAATGTATCTTCGCATTACGGAATGTTATGAAAGAAATATTAAATAAAATTTTTGGTAAAATAGGAGGGGGTATTGCTGAGAAGATAAGCGGCATTGTCGCAGAGCATACTTTCAGTAAAGAAGAAAAAGCAAAGTTTGAAAAAGATATGACAGAAATATTTATTCAGGCTGAAGCAGATATGCAAAAGAATGTAACTGAGAGATGGCGAACAGACATGACCTCAGACTCTTGGCTTTCAAAAAATGTCAGACCTATGGTCCTTATATTTTTGATAGTATGCACAATGCTATTAATTTTTATAGAAGCAGGTTCAATAAAGTTTGAAGTAAAAGAAGAATGGATATCTCTTTTACAATTAATTTTAGCAACCGTTATTGCTTCTTATTTTGGAGGAAGGTCTTGGGAAAAGATAAAAAATAAAAAATAGTATCTTTGTATAAATTAAATTAAATAAAAATGAGTAAAGAAGTAAAATTAACTGAAGAAGAATTAAAAAAGCTCAGAGAGGCAACTGATTCTTTAAACAAAGTAAAGTTAGCTTTGGGTAACCTAGAGGTTCAAAAGCTAGAATATTATGGTCAAATAAATGCTTTGACCCAACAGTTTAATAAGTTAGAATTAGAACTTATAGAAAAATATGGAAAAGACTCTGTCATTAATATACAGACAGGAGAAGTAAAAAAGAAATAATATGGCTAAAATATCTACCTATGTAATTGATTCCACACCTCAACTTACTGATAAAGTTATTGGTACGGATGTTAACGATAATAATATAACTAAGAACTATACCATAGGTGATATCATTAGTTTAGTTCCATCGATTCCAAGTGTTGTTACAGATTTATTTATTCCTATATCTAATGGAGTTGATTATGTAGATTCAGTAATAACACAAGATTCCACAACCGTGCCAACTACAATAAATGTTGGTGGATTGATTGGAATTACAGGTACAGGCGAGTCAGTATTTGTTGGTAAAGGTGCAGGAGTTTTATCAGATAAAACAGTTCCTCAATTCAATATTGGTATTGGAGACGGTGCTTTAGAATCATTTACTTCAGGAATAAACCCTGTTAGTGGTGGTGCTGAACCCGGTGCAAATGTTGCTTTGGGTGTAGGAGCTTTGGCAAAATCAATACAATCAACAAACAACATTGCTATTGGTGTTGATTCACTAAAAGAAAATATAGAAGGTTTTAATAATGTTGCTATATCTAAAAACGCATTAGGCTCATCAGTCAATGCAGCCACCCAAGGAATTACAAATAATCAAGGGAGCATAGGGATAGGTTTTTCTGCAGGTAATCCAAATACAGGTTCAGAACTACCGGTTGGTCATATCAATGATACAATTGTAGGTCATCAAGCGATGGCAGATGTGTTTTATCTTACTAATAATGCACCAAAACAAAATGCCGTATTAGGTATGAGAGCTTTCCGAAATGTAGGTGTAAGCGGTTATGGTTCTACTCTTGAAGGAAATGTAGTAATTGGAGCCTCTGCAGGATTAGGAATAAAAGCAGGTGTTCAGTCAGCAAATCCCGGGCAAGGAGACCAACAAAACCTTACAGCAACAAACAATGTCTTTATTGGTAAGAATGCAGGTAACAATGTTCGAAGCACAACTATTGCAAACAATATAATATTAGGTGCAACAGGTAATGTTGCAAAATATATATCAAGAGGAAATGTTATTGTTGAAACAGGTGGAGCAGGAAACCAACTAGGAAACTCTTCAACAGGTCGTGCAGTAGATGATAACTTTATTGTAGGTAGTAGAACTGCCGCATACACCGATAAAAATATTTGTATTAACCCAAACAGATATAGTGTAAACCAAGCACAACCAAATCAGTTTGGAACACCGAACATAGCAAATGCTAATGGGCTCAATGCTGTTATTAATAATATTATTCTTGGAGATAAGGTTAGTAAAATAACAAATCAGTATTCAAACAACAAGTTGTTCTTTGAAGACCCACAAGGTCTCGCAGTATCTGTGGGTAACATACAGGGTGCTTTTATTGTCAACTCAACACAGACTTCTATGCTATCAAATAATGATGCAACCATGGAAGGCAATGTTGTTATTAATGGTGATAGCAACTCTTTTACAAGTAATCTAACTTCGACAGATTTTAACCACAACAGAAATAATTATGTTCTCGGTAGTTCAAATGTACAATTGGTAGATTCAGGGCGTAACTTTATTTTTGCGTCTGAATTTCCAAATCCAACTCAGTTACAGTTTAAAAACCAAAACTTTATGTTTGGTGTTGTTAACTATAACGGAGCTCAAGCACTATCCGGTAACCTTGGTAGTTATAACTTTTTATTCAATACTGACAGTCTTACTCTTACAGGAAGCAATAATATTGTATATGGAGTTGGTGCATTAGCGATTGGGGGTGACAAAAATACATCATTCAACTCAACCGGAGATGTTGACGGTGAAGGTAATGTTCTTTTAGGCGGTTCTAATCACACAGTTATAGGGAATGTTAATGTTCTTGCGGGTACTAATTTAATTACAGCTAGTGGCTCACAAAGAACTTTAAATATAGGTTTTGGAAATGAAGTAGGTTTAGGTTCATCTGCCAACAATAGTGTGGCGATAGGGAACAATGGAAGAATTAATGATGGAGCCAATACTGCTGTTTTTGGTAGCAACCTAAATGCAGACGGAGGAAATATTACCGTTGTAGGACAAAACAATGACGACTCTGTAAATGCTACTCAAGGCAAATCATCGTTTCAAGTTGGTATAGGTTCAGGAACAGGAAACAGAGGTAATGCTATAAATGTAGTAAGGGCGGCAAATCCTTTGAAGGGTGTTATATACATGGACCAATTGGTCAATCAAAACTACGCAAATGATGTAGACGCAGCAGCAGCAGGAATCGGACTAGGAGGATTATATCATACTAACGGAGTAGTAAAAATAAATATTACACCGTAATTTAATTTTAAATTAAATGGACATTCGAAAAATCTCAGTAGGTCCTGATTACAAATCAGGAGGTATGCACTATATAGTTGGGCAGTCTGTTCTAAACGGTGGCTACGAGATTCATTTAATTAAATACAACCAAGAAGAAGACGCATATCAGATTTTTATATTAGACACAAGCGAAGGTGAAGTTTTGTTGTGGAAGCAATTTAATTCTACTATGCCCGTTACTCTTGAGTTTAATATAAATTTTTAATGAAATCACCCACACAATTTCTTGTCAAGCCCAAAGGCAATCAAAGATATAGCAACACAAAACAATACGAGGGATTAAACTTAATTCTTGATACTTCTGAAGAGTCTGCATCTTTTTCTAATAGAGAAGCAATTGTTGTTGAGACGCCAATAATGTATGACGGTCCTGTTGAAAAGGGTGATATACTTTTGGTTCATCACAATGTCTTTAAGTTTTATAATGATATGTATGGCAAAAGACAAAGCGGTAAGAGTTATTTCAAAGACAACACTTTTTTTGTGGATGAAACTCAATATTATATGTTTTATAAAAATAATGAGTGGAACGCTGTTGACCCTTTTTGTTTTGTTTCGCCTTTACCTGCAATTGAAACTTATATATATAAACCATTTTCAAATGAACCATTGATGGGTGTGATGGAATATCCTGCAGAATCTATAAAAAAACACGGGATAAAAAAAGGAGATATTGTTACCTTTATGCCCGACTCAGAATATGAATTTAAATTTAACAATAATAAATTGTATAGAATCAGAACTAACAACATAGTGGCATATGAACCTCAAAGAAACTAAGCTTAAAATAATAAATGCAGGATACAGGGCTGTAGAGCAACTTATAAAAGTTGCAAAGGAAGATATAATCAAACCCGACCCCGATGATGAGTTGGCTGCAGATAGGTTGAAAAACGCTGCTGCCACAAAAAAATTATGTATCATGGATGCATTTGAAATATTAAATAAGATAGAAGCAGAAAAAGAAGCTTTAGAAATTGTAAACGAACCTTCTAATTCTAAGCAAGGTTTTGCAGAAAGAAACTCTAAATGATAAAAGAATTAAAAAATTATATACCAAAATCAGTTCTTGTAAACAAAAACAGGGCTAGAACATGGTTGTATGGATATAATTTAAAATATGATTTGGTTATCATTTCAAAGACAGGTCAGATAGAAAGGGTGATAGAAATATCAAATGTCCGAATCGGATTACCAAAAGCTCCAAAAGAAATACACAAAAGACATGAAAAAAAGTATGAGCAGTATTGGGAAAGAAGGGAGACCCCAAAACAATTAGACAAAATTCGTTCTATATTTCAATGGAATGAAATGCCAAGAGATTTCAAAAATCGTTGGGTTGATTATATAGAAAAAGAATTTGTATATCGTGATGAAGGTTATTGGTTCTACAATAATGGAAAGCCAACATACATAACAGGTTCTCATTATATGTATTTGCAATGGACAAAGATTGATGTGGGATATCCTGATTTTAGAGAAGCCAATCGGGCTTTGTATTTATTTTGGGAGGCGTGTAAGGCAGACTCAAGAAGTTATGGAATGATATATTTAAAAATCAGAAGGTCAGGCTTTTCATATATGAGTTCTTCAGAGTGTGTTAACAAAGCTACAATATCAAAAGATTCAAGAATAGGTATACTTTCCAAAACAGGAGCAGATGCAAAAAAAATGTTTACTGATAAAGTAGTTCCTATATCAAACAGTCTTCCGTTCTTTTTCAAACCTATTCAAGACGGAATGGACAAACCCAAATCTGAACTAGCATATAGAGTTCCTGCTTCAAAAATTACCAAGAAAAATATGCACGAGGTTTTTGAGGATGATTTAGAAGGTTTGGATACCACGATTGATTGGAAAAATACTGACGACAACTCTTATGACGGAGAAAAACTTTTACTGCTTGTACATGATGAAAGTGGTAAATGGATAAAACCCAACAACATTCTAAACAATTGGGGTGTTACAAAAACCTGTTTAAGATTGGGTAGCAAAATTATAGGTAAGTGTATGATGGGCTCTACTTCTAATTCATTAGAAAAAGGCGGGGATAATTTTAAAAAGCTTTTTGAAAGTTCAAATGTTTTAAATAGAAACGCCAATGGTCAAACCAAAAGTGGATTGTATTCTTTATTCATACCAATGGAATGGAACATGGAGGGTTTTATAGATATACACGGACAGCCTGTATTAGAAAAACCAAAAGCAGAAATACAAGGAGTTGATGGTGACTATATATATACAGGGAGTATTGATTATTGGAAGGCTGAAGTAGATTCACTTAAGAATGATGCAGATGCATTGAATGAATTTTACAGGCAGTTCCCTAGGACTGAAGCTCATGCTTTTAGAGATGAAAGCAAGTCATCTATATTTAATCTAAGCAAAATATATCAGCAGATTGATTTTAATGATTCAGTTATTAGAGAGCATAATATTACACAGGGTAAATTTATTTGGCAAGACGGTATCAAAGACACAAAGGTGATTTGGGTCCCTACAAAAAAAGGAAGGTTTTATGTATCTTGGTTACCGGCTGTACATATTCAAAATAATTTTAGTGAACGAAACGGACTCAAATATCCGGGGAACGAACACCTAGGTGTATTTGGTTGCGACTCTTATGATATTAGTGGAGTTGTAGGTGGGGGAGGTTCTAACGGTGCTTTGCACGGTTTGACTAAATTTTCAATGGACGATGCTCCAAGTAATGAATTTTTTTTAGAATACATTGCGAGACCTCAAACTGCAGAGTTGTTTTTTGAAGATGTATTAATGGCTTGTGTTT